AGATTTTGACGAGCTCTACCAGAACCGGTACTTCCTCTTAATTTATATAAATCCTTACAACCTAAAGCTTCAAGAAATTTTCGAGTGAATAACATTTTAATTATTTAATAAAAAAAGCCCCCTGCACTGCAAGGGGCTGTCAAAGGTACTATGTTTTAATTGTATTAGATCTTAGCGTTAGCTTTCTGCTTACCAGGTTTCCCTGAATTCTTTGCAACACCAGGCTTACTACCGTCTGTAGTTGGTTTCCCAGTTGAGGCAGGATCGTCAGTAACCTTTGCATCACCTGTACCAGATGACTTACCACCTAGGCTATCAGCTGCAACATCAGTAGACTTACCTCCACCATCGGAAGGATCAACACCTGGCTTGGCACCATCTGTAGTTGGCTTCCCGGTAGACTGCTCGTCTCCCTCGGCAACGGTTTCAGTGCTCTCGCGCCGGAAGCCTTCTTCAGGCTCCTCTTCATCGCCACCGAATTCATCCTCACCACCGAGATCATCTTCCGGTGATGGAAATTGATCAACTACTGCCTTAAGAGCATCGACTTGATCCGGGCTTAATGTTACAGTGACATCTTCGCCGCCTTCATCTCCGATCTCGTCTCCGAGCTCATCACCGACTGCGCCGAGTCCATCGCCTGGGACACCGAGTTCGAAATCATCGTCCTCACTCATAACTTGCTCATAGAGCTTATCAAAAATTGATTTATCTTGTGACATAATATTACCTTTGTTAGAATTATTTATACTATCCTCTACAACTTTCTCTTCTTTTTTGGTATTTTTTTCTTCTCCTTCTTTAGGCTCCTGTAAATCATCCTTTACATTTTCCGTTGGCTCCTCAACTACCTCTGCGCTAGCTTCATCTTTTGGGCGTTGTGTCTTGTCATCTACCTTCACTCCAACACCTTCATCTGGTTGTTTGAATGAAGTTCCATCTTCTTCATTTAGTTTAGATTTTAGTGAAAATCCTCTAGAGCTTGTCGATAGCCGACTTTCATACTCATCCATTATATCTGTATACTTCATAACTTTCTTTTTTTCTTTTAATGTAACTAACTTTTTCTCTACTTTAACTGACTCCCGTTTTACAACTGAGGATCGTTTAACTTCAATTGCATCCCTAACAGCAGCTAAATTCACGTACTCTCCATCAAGATCAAGAACTACGAAGTCATCGTCTTCACCCTCAACCTCTACTATATCTCCGACATCTAATGGCTCATCATCTAAATAGTCACCGCTATGACGAGAAGGATCACCAAAATCTTGTTCATCACCAAAATCCGGACCAAGATCTTCCTTCACCTCTTCTATCTCGTCATCCTCTTCTTTGTCATTTGGCTTTGGCCTACCGGGTGGGTTCGCCTTCTTGCCACTATTTTTTGTTTTCGAAGAACCAGTCCATGGTTTTGTTTTCTGTTTCACTGGATCACCTTCCCGGGCTGCCGCACCAATCGGTGGTCTCGCTTCTTCGATAGTATCTTCAGCAACTACCTTTGCCGTAGCTTGCACAAAGGCTTCATTAATAGAGTTTAAATCTCTGCTGTTCATGTAAATATTTATAGTGCCTAGGCTAAAAAAGGACGATAAATTTTATTTAGGTAATACAAATTTACCTAACCCCAATATGGAGTACGAATGGACTCCTGAAATGGTGAAGTCTCTTAAGAAGGCGAGACAGAACATTCTCCACTTTGCAGAAAACTTTTTTCACATTGTTAATCTTGATCAAGGTAGAATAAAAATTAGTTTATACTCTTATCAAAAAAGAGTGTTACGTAGTTTAAGAGATAATAGATTTGTAGCTTGTATGGCTAGTAGACAAACAGGAAAAACTACTATGATGACGATCTACGCGTTATGGATTGCTTGCTTTCAAGACGATCAGCGAATATTAATCGTCGCAAATAAAGAACAGACTGCTATTAGTATTTTTTCACGAGTTAGGCTTGCATATGAGAATTTACCAAATTATTTAAAACCAGGTGTTATAGAGTACGGTAAAACTTCTATGAAATTAGCAAACGGTAGTAGTATTGGTATTAGTACTACAAGTTCAGATGCAGGTCGAGGTGAATCTGTAAATGTTTTAGTTCTTGACGAGTTAGCTTTTATTCCAAATAATCTTGTTGAAGAATTTTGGAAGTCAGTATACCCAATTATTTCAGCATCAACAAAATCTAAAATATTTGTTGCATCTACCCCTAATGGGAGTGGTAATTTATTTCACACATTGTATACAGAAGCAGAAAAAGGAATAAACAACTGGAAGGCAGAAAAAATATTATGGCATGAAGTTCCAGGTAGAGATGAAGCATGGAAGCACGAAACTATTAAATCTATAGGAAGTGAAGAAGCTTTTGCACAAGAGTTTGACTGTAAGTTTCTTGACACTGGCGATTCATTTATTGATGAAATCTTCTTTGAAAAATTATTAGCAAAAGCAACAGAACCAACATATGTGTTTGATGACGGTTGTTATAAAGTATGGGAAGAACCTGATAAAGATCATTTATATACTATTGGTGTTGATGTAGCAGAGGGTGTAGGTCAGAATTTTAGCGTTATACAGGTCTTAGATATAACTGAACTACAAGACATAAAACAAGTTGCAGAATATGCATCTAATGAAATTAATCCATTTGAATTTACTACTAAAGTTCGTGATATATGTTATCACTGGGGCGCACCTCCTGTATTAATTGAAAGAAATAATTGCGGTAGTCAGGTTGTAGATAATTTATATCACCAATATAATTACAGAAGTATAGTTAATTGGTCGCCTAAAGTAGGTCAAGTAAAATATGACAGACTAGGGGTATATGCTCACACTAATACCAAATACAAAGGTATTACTAATATGAGATATTGGGTTAATGATATTAAGTGTGTTGATGTAAGATCAAGACCAGCTGTTGTAGAAATGAAAAATTTTGTACGATACCCTAATGGGTCGTGGGCAGCCCAGCCAGGGTTTGATTATGATGATAGGGTTATGGCGATGGTGTGGGCATTATTAATATTAGAAAATAGCGTCATTCAAAAATATTATAATGTTGTAGAAATTGATGATAATCAACGACCAGCAAAAATAGAACTCGGCCCATATATCGATCAAAAATTTAGCAATTTCCTCCAAGATTATAAGATGCAAAATATTGACGACACCTGGAAACCACCTCCAGTCATCTTCGAAGATATAAATATTTTTAATCAGGATTCCGATCCTAATTATAATGCAGATATGGATGAACTAGAAGCACAAGGATATGTTAAAGTATGAACCAATCACCACTTAATAAAAATAGACAAGATAAATTTATATTAGTTTTAAATTTACCTGAAGGTATAAAAAATATTGTAGACAATATAACTAGAAATACAAACAGACTCGATGCTAATAGTTTAGAAATTAGTATTGCAGGTGCAGTAACTCCTACTATTAGTGTTCCTGAAAAAACTATTCCATACGGAGCACAAACTATAAAAGTTAGCTCACATGCACGACCTTCATATGAATCTTTAGATATAGATTTTAAAATTGATAACGAATTTAAAAATTATTGGGCAATATATAAATGGCTAGATATTATAAATGATATTAAAACTGGTAACTTTAACGAGGATGATATTATAAAATATAAATCAGCCCAAGAGTTATCATCCCCTTCTCAGCAACTACCAGTATATTCATCTAATTTAACTGTATACGGATTAGATGAATATGAAAACAGAAAAATCCAATGGGATTATATTGGAGCATTTCCAACTAAATTAACTCAAATTAAATGGAATTATGCTATTAGTGAAGAAATTTCCTCCTCTGCTACTTTTGAATTCACCCGGGTGGAAGCAAAATTAATTTAAATAATTATCGAAAAATGGATCCTTTAAAACCGCTATTAATTTATTATGGTTTTTATGAACCTTTTCATGAACTGCTTTTTTGAGCCAATCTTCAATATAATTAGGCTTACCATAATGAAAGTCAGGCTCAATTATTTGTAATTGAACATGAGCTGCATTATATGTTTCCGCCATTTTAACAAAATCTATAATTTCATGAAAATTATTATCCTGTACTACTATACTAATAAAAAGATTTACATTTTCTAATTGTTCTACAAATTTTAAATTTTCATGTAATAGATTCCAATCTCCTCCTCTTCTATTAATTAAGTAAGTAGATTCTGTAGCTGCGTCGATAGACACGCTGATTACTTTGATTTTTTCTTTAGCGTATGAGCTCAATGTATTCCAATACTTTTTTATTAATACCCCATTAGTTAATAAAACAATACACTCTGTTTTTGGGGCTTGTTCTTTTTGTAGGGTTTGTAGAAATTTTCGAAATACAGGACTCGCAAAAGCATCTCCAGAACCTGTAATTACAAGAGTTTTTGCATCTTTCAAAAACCTATCTTGTAAATGTTTTTGCATACTTATATATGTTTGTTGTTGCTCTGGGGAAGCTATCCAAACTTCATCTCTACATGATGGGCAAGATAAATTACAAGACCTATCATAACAAAATTGTATTTCTTGTGGGCCGTGATCTAATATTGTTTTACCTTCTAATACATCTCTTTCAACTTCTTTACTTCTCGCTTTCTTAGATAACGGCCCATCTTTTTTATATAAATGAGGACAAGATTTACCGTTACAATATTTAAATGAACCGTCTAATATAGACCGTCTAAATTCTTGTGCTAATTCTCCGTTCCAAATTTCCTCATATGACTGCTCATTAATATTACCAATAGAATAATTATTAACCCATGAAGGACAGCACGGTAGCATATTACCATTATCCATTAATTGTAGATGATCAAAAGCTCTCTTGCAATAATATTGTTCTCCTGGGTCATTAGCTGCTTGTATTTCATCAGCTTTACTTTCTTCTGCATGTTGAGATATATCTATATCTTCTCTCAACGGAGCAAGTGGTCCGAGAGTTATTGTCATTTTTTAATCAAAGCAATAACTCATAACTAAATTAGTCGTATATGAGCACATAGGCATTTTATCTTTAATTTTTATAAATTGGTCATATGTGATAAACCCTTGTTTATATGCTTCCCCCTCAATACATCCAATCATTGTATTAGTTCTATCTTGTATAGACTTAACATACATCGATGCAGCGAACATTTCATCTGGATTTCCAGTATCAAACCATGCATAATTACTATTTAAACTACTGTGACCTAGTACATTATCTTGTAAATAACTTTTATTTAAATCAGTAATTTCTAATTCGCCTCTCTCTGATGGTTCCAATCTACGTGCTCGTTCTCCAGCTGTATTATCATAAAAATAAATACCTGTAACAGCTAAATTACTAGGAGGAACATCTGGTTTTTCTTCTATAGAAACTATTGTATCAGTTGCATCAAGCTCTATAACACCATAATCGCTTGGGTTTGAAACTTTATAACTCACAACACAAGCTTTATTGCCATTAAGTTTTGGTTTCTTTATACCAGTAAAAATATTATCCCCTAAAATTAAACATATATTATCATCTCCTTGCCAACCTTCCGCAATAATTAATGCCTCTGCTATACCAGCTGGTGACATTTGTATTTTAAATGTAATATTAAGACCTAGATATGGTCGTGGTTTATCTGTTTGATTAAACAAATGCAACAAATGAGGATACGCTTGAGCATTTGTAATAATCATTATATCCTTTATTCCTAATCTTATTAAAGTCGATAGAGGATAATAGATAGTAGGCTTATCGTAAATTGGTAACAGCTGCTTTGAGACTGTTTTTGTACTAGGATACACTCTAGATCCTGTACCTCCAGCTAATATGATGCCCTTCATATATTTATATTATAATGCCTATTTCGCCAAATCAACTAAATTATGCCACCGGAAAACAATAAATACTTGTAAAGGTTTTTTACTATGAGCAGACGAACAATTCAATCACCAGGTATCGAAATAAGAGAAATTGATATGACTCAACGGCCAGCCGCCGCCGTAGGAACAAGCGTATTCATCGCTGGATTCTCTGATCAAGGCCCAACAGATGAAATTTTTAATGTTGGTACATTCGGAGAATTTCAAGAAATTTATGGAGTACCAACCAACGCCGCCGAGAGATATTTTTATCATTCGGCTAGACAAGTGTTTAATAGTGATGCCAACGTTTTTGTCTCTCGTATACCTTATGGTGGTTCAACTGGTACGAGAAGGTATTCTGCTCTAGTTTACCCGGTTGGTGGCCTTAATACTGCAACTGTTACTGGATTTAATGCAAATACTACAGGAACAGGAACAGCACAATTAGATTTACTTCTTAATAAAAGCGCTGTTGGTATGATAAGCGGTGTAGAGACTCAAATGACTGCAGCAGGTGGATCAACAGTCGGGGTAGAATTAATTATTAAAGATGCAAATGATAGTTTAAGTTATGTTTCTGCAAAAACAAACATGTTTGCTACAAGCGCCGCAACCGGGGCCCACTCGGCGGCCGCGAGCGATATAAACACATATACATTGTCTGCTATTCCTTCAGCGTTTGGTGCTGCTTCTGATTTCTCTGCTCTTACTGCTGTAGGAACATCGTTAGTTGCAGGAGAAGTGTTTAGTAATGCAGCTGACAATTTTGGTAATGTTCCATTTGGGGTAAGTAACGGAACAACAACATCTTTAAGTTCATCTAATTACTACGTAATTGGTAATCCAACATTAGTCGAATTAACCGAAGCGCAATACAACGCAGCCAAAGACGGTAACATTACTTGGTCAAACAATGTATCTGCTGGGGCGGAAGAAACATTTGATGGTACATCGGATAAACTAGGTAACGCTGGTATTATTGTTTTAAATACAGGTGCGACTTATATTAACGATTCCTTTGAAGGTTATTATGGAGCAATTTCAGATAGCTCGCATACTAACCCATCAACACCATATGATGCAGCTGGAGCTTATGTTTATACAACATCAGTAACTGGAACCCGAACCCCGGCGCAATATGCAACTGTCCCGACTTCGAGAATTGATTTTTCATTATCTGGATCTGCGACAGATGAAAAGAGTAGTGTGAGTAAATCTCTTGAAAATATTTCAAAGTGGGAATTAGGTCCAGAGTTTGTTGATACAATTAATTTAGGTATTTTTAAGATTAGAAATACTCCATTCTCGAATTCTGAAATTGAACTAACCCAGTTCTTAGCAGAAGGATATACTGGATCATTAGATGCATCTAGAAAAATTCAAGATGAGAATGGTGGTGCGAAAAAATCAATTTTCATTGAAAATGTCGAAAGCGGCTCTCCTAATGTTAAGGTTTTAGTAAATCCATATATTAGTACAAAGAGTGGTTCATGGACTGTAGCCGGTGGTGCACCTAAGAAGTTTGTACGAACTATTCATACTAATACTACAAATGCTGGTGTATTACAAGCTGCTGTTGATGATACCGCTAGTCAAAGATTAAGAAATATAGTTAATTTTGCTAAAGAACAAGGATTGTTCCCATTAGGTGTTTATAGTTCTACAACTAACACAGCCCTGGATAAAAACATTGGTAGTATTCCAGATAAGTTAGATAGAATATTTGAAATTGGTAGTAATGTTGATGTATTCCAAATGGATGTTACTGTTGAAGCTGGATTAGGAACAGTTCATGCTTTAGGTAATGGATCTAATTTTGATGATACTACTTATGTAGATGTTGGTAATGCAAGTACGGGAACAGGGTTTTATACAGCAGACCCTAATATGAAAGGCACTACTACTCAAATAAATTATAGAAATGATTACAGAACTATATTCAATAAATTTGAATCATTTGCGCGTGAGACTAGAAAGGATCATATTTTTATTGCTGATGCACTCCGACCATTAGTTGTTCAAGGATCTGCGCCTGGTCAAAAAGTATTAGATGATAAATCTAAGAACTTTAGTAAGCATGTGTATTGGCCCTTAAGACATCAATTTGGTGTTGCTAATAGTAATTTCGCGACAACATATGGTAACTGGGCAAAGGTTGGCGATGCATCCAGTGGTGCACAAATTTGGATTCCATTCTCTGGAGTCGCTGCAAAGATCTTTGCCCAAAACGATGCCGCATATGCACCTTGGTATGCACCAGCTGGTTTTAACCGCGGTGTTGTTGGTGGTGTAAATGACATTGCAATAAGCCCGACCCAACGTCAAAGAGATCAATTATATAGGATTGCGATTAATCCTGTTACACAATTCCCGGGAGAAGGTATTGTTATATTCGGTCAAAAGACATTACAACGTAAACCTACGGCATTTGATAGAATTAACGTTCGTAGATTGTTCCTCGATTTAGAGAAAAGAACACGAGAGACACTGAAATTCTTTATCTTTGAACCTAATACGTTCTTAACAAGAAACAAAGTTGTTAATACATTAACACCAATGTTTGAAAACTGTAAACAAACAGAAGGTATATATGATTATCTTATTGTTTGTGATGACCGAAATAACCCTAACAGTGTTATCGAACAGAATGAGCTAAGAGTAGATATCTATTTGAAGCCAGTTCGTGCTGCAGAGTTTATATTGGTTAACTTTTACGCAGTGAACAACGATGTTAATTTCCAGGAGATAGTTGGACAATAAATTAAAGTAAACACTAAATAATTATAACATCATGGCTGATATTAAACAAACAATTCAAGATTTTTATAAGGTAGCTCAAACGAGAGACTTTGCACGTGACTTTCAATTCCGCGTATTAGACGTCTCTAATAAAGGCATCCCTGTTTTTACTGAAGATGACTTAGTATATGCTACAACCGCAGAATTACCAGGTAAAACAATTGCAACAAAAGATGTTCCTTATAACGGATTTACATTTAGAATCCCCGGGACTGTCTCTTATAATAATAGTGATGCATTTACAATTGATTTTTATTGTGATGCAACAACTAATTCTCGCATTGCAATGGAAAATTGGATAACTGAAACTTATAATGATGAAACTACAACCGGAGATGGTATACTTCATAATAATAGTACAATAACATTAGTTCAATTAAACACTAAATTCGAACCAATGCGTACATATAAACTCCACGGAGTATTTCCAACTGATTGTGGTAATATAGGATATTCTATGTCAGGTGACGGAGAAGTTGCTACAGTAACTATTACAATGGCCTATCAATTCTTTAGGAGAGATCCTGCTATTCGTGGTACTGTTAATACTATAGGTAAATTAGCAGGTGCTCTAGTAGGTTAATTGTCTTAAATATTTACATGGGCAGTTGGCTGAGCGATTTTTTTGGTTCCAAAAAAGATTCTCCTGATCTTGTATCTTCAAATGCATCGAATCTGAGAGAATCATTTTATGAACTTCTTCAAAATTTTTCCACATTCCCTGCTGCCCAAAATTTCTTTTTAGTTAATATAGATACATTACCATCTGCTATAACAGAAAATGATATTAATAAATTAGGTGTACGTACCGGAACTACTTCATCTGGTCTAGACGCAGCTACCACCACCTTTCAGCCTTATTTTGGTGGTGGTAATAATTGGATGTTTTTAGCAACTGGAATTGATCTCACTACAGAAACTACTAATGTAAATAATAGAGGTACGTTAATTAATGGATTATTACCTGTAGGTCCCTTTATGGAAGCAAGAGAGTACCCTGATAATGATCTTGATATACAATTTTCAGATACTAATATTAGTTTGGTTGACAGTATATTTAGATCATGGGTACAATTATATAGCGTATATGGTAATACAACAGAGCCGCTGTTATCTACAAATATAACAATTTCATATATATCTAAACAAACAGTTGATGGAGGCTGGGATCCGGATCCTGTAATTAGAAAAAATTACATATATAAAGATTGTATTCCATATATTATAAAAACTCAAAATGTTGCCGAATATGATGGTGATACAAAAATAGGTAGTATAACTGTCGGCTGGAGATTCTCTAAATATGACGTTAACATACCGTTTAACTAATGATAAGTTACAATGATGTAATAGAAATATCAAGACTCTATACACAGAATCAAATTGATAATCTATTTTCTTTTATTAATAATAAATTACCTAGTAATAATATTATAGAATTTTTACAAAAATGTAAAAACAGCAAATACATAGATAAAACTGATTCAATAAAATTAGATATAAACAAAAAAGAAATAATAATCTTTAAAGATAATTTTTTAAAAAACCTACCGACTTACGAAGAAAAAAAACATAAAATAGATGACTACATTTTAACAATAGGATATCCGGATACTACATCTTTACTAAAAGCATCCTGCATTAAAAAAATACAATACAAAGATACTGTTTTAAGTTTCAATACAACAGATATACCACTATTTTTAATTAAAAAATACTCTAAGGAAATACAATATTATTTAGATAAATTAAACAACACATATACATATTATGTAAATAAAGAATTTAATAGTGGATTTTCTTATAATAAACCCTTAATTATACATATAATATACTTATGTTTTGTTCAAGATTATGAATCTTTATTACAACAACAATTACATTTAATGAGAGAATATAATTTTACATATCAAGATTTTAATCAACTTTCTATTAAGTCTGTAAATCTATACATAAAATTAATTAACAAACAAACAAGTAAGGAAAATTCTAATGTCTGAGTTATTAAACAAATTTAAACAATTATGTACTACTACTTTAATTCTACCTGATAATGGAGAAATTAAATTAACAAAGGTTAATGTAGATTTTCAATCTAAATTACATGATGCCTTAGGAGATATAGATTATAGTGATACTAGTATTGTTCTTAGATATTTACAATATGTAAATGAATATATTATTAATATAGATTTAAATCGACAATTTACATACAAAGATAAATTATGCATTATTAATTTTTGGAGACAAGATATAATTGATGAACAAAATCCATTTAATGTTAAAGATTTAAACGTTATAGATAAATTAAAAGATATAAGTTTAGAGTTACAACTAAACAAAATAAAAGCTTCTATTAAATTTACACAGTGTAACTTAATGCATGAAAATAATATAATAGATTTTTTATTAAACAAAGAAAAAGAATTAAACGAAACTGATATTTTGTTTTTTGATTCTTTTAGATTTTTACATTCAATAGCCGTTGATGATAAAGATTATGAAACAGCTAATCTTTCTATAGGAGAATTATATGATTTATACCTATTGTTTGACATAGATAATATAAAACAAATCACACAAACAATATCTTCTACATTTGAAAGCATATCTAATATTAGAAATCATGAGGGAGATTTTTCCGCTTTTTATTGATTTTAAAATT